AAGACAAGCTTTTCTATTTCTAGTTGGCTACGGCCAGTATCATTGATGTGGTAATGTGTCCTAAGACACTCCATCCAATTCTGCTGGTACGAGAGATGCGCTGCGAGGTAAGGTTTGAGTTCCTCGGTTACATAAAGTTTATCCGAAAGTTTAAAAAACTCAGCCGTATTTTCATACGGCTGGTTTTCCGGATTTACTGTAGAACCAGGGCCAAACTTAACCTCAGTGTCAAGGAAACTAGGTTTAAGGTCACCTAAAATATCATAAATGATATCTTTAACCGACTCACCGATTGAATCAAAGGGTAAACCTTCGGATTTAAAACGGTCATTAGTTTCTTTGCACTGGGCTTCGCCAGCTTCGAACTTAAGTAACGCCGCCTTACGGCAAACGTCATCACTACCCTTTTCAGGGTACTTCTTAAGTAAGGAGCAGAATTGATAAAGCCTACTAAAAGCTTGGTGTGAATTGTTAAGTTCACCCGTCCGCATTCTATCAAGTATATCTAATAGAAACGGAGCTTGTAGTACACTGATGTCGCCACGTCTAAGTGACCCATCGAGTTTATCAATCTCATTCTTAGTAAGAATGTCGGCTAAGCCTGGCAAGAGCGATCTTGCCATTTTGCTGGGCAGTTTGTCTGCACCATCGAGAACCCTCTTAAGTAGAGAGTTGTCTTTTAAGTTTGTAGACATAATTATCCTATCTATGGTCATCCACTCTAAAGGAGCAGAATCAGATATTGTAAAAACACGTGAAGGGAAAAACCTTCACGGACACTTATCAAGGTGAAAAGTATGACAGTTATAAGAACTTTCATACTTTTACTGTGTAACTGTAAAAACGAATGGAAAAACCTAACCGACGTTATCGTCGTCAGGTTGTTCCACAGGATTTGCAGTTGCACCGTAATTTTCATCTGGTAAACGTCCTGTTAGAAATAGATCCTGAATAGCTTGCATGTTTTCTTGTTTAGTGTCAACAAAGCCACTAACTTGATTCATGGTAGTTAC